AGAAACGATAGATCCTGTAGCAGCAGCCTTTTCTAAAATTTCTTCTGCCATAATTATTTCACCTCCCAGTGAATTTAACGATATAGGTCAGCGGAATTGAGGAAACGCCCGCCCCACATCGATCCTTTTCTTATTTGTGTTTCCTGAACGACCCCGCCGAGGTCGCCAGACTTACGGATAGCGGTATCATCTTCTAGTGAGTCGACACGCTTTCCAAACTCTTCAACATTGCTTTTTACTTTTGTAATTTCCTCTTTTGCGGAAACAATGCTTTTTTGTAGTTCTGTCATCTTTTCATTAAGTGACTTAACTGTTGCCACCAAGTCTCCAAGTGCTGAAGCAACTGTATTTTGAACCTCGTCAATAGATTCTTGTACTGTATCTACAGCCTTTGCCAATTCTGCGTCTTCGCTATCTTCGGCGGGAGTGGCGGCATCTTCTGCTGGTGCATCTTCTGCTACTACTTCTGCTGGAGCAACTGCTGCTTCTGCTGGTGCATCTGCGGCTGGTGCTTCTGCTGGTGCTTCTTCTGCACTATCAGATTTTTCAATGTTTTCTTCGGTAGCAACTTCTTCAGCGGCTGGTGCTTCTGCTGCAACTTCTTCAGTTACGGCTGGTGCATCTGCGGCTGGTGTTTCAACAACTTCTTCTGCTGCTGGTGCTACTTCTACATTTTCTTCTGCCATATTATTCCCCTCCTTATCAGGATTTTCAGCCTTGGTTATTTTTTCACCAAGTCTAATTTTCTGTGATTTCAGTAAACCTTTTACCACAGAATTCTTTTCAGTATCATTTGATTCTACAAAGCCTATATTTATCATGTGTTTTTCACATGATGGGCAAGCGGAATCTTCTTCTTGAGAAAGTCTTACTAGGGAATCAGATTCACACCAATAAACATTTTCAAGATCTACTTTACTAATAATACCATCTATTTTGTTACTACCGTCTGCTATTTTTTCAATTGATATAATATTTGCAAATTGATTAGCAGGATTATCTACCAATGAGAGTTCGTGGAGGTCATAGTCTTTAATAACCCTAATTGCTTTATCCATCTTGGAGTCATACATTTCTTCAGAGTCTTTGATGCTACCACCAATAGAAAAGCCAGAAAGAGTACCATCAAGAACTTTTTCCCAGGTATCTTGGGCACCTTTTGATATATATGCATTTACGAATACTCCATTATAAAATTTGTCTTCTTCATTATTATAGAAAGTATCTGATTTAAAGGATACTACTCTACCCACCGCTATAGGCATGTGCATTTCACGTAGGTTACCACGGAATCTTTCAAAAGCCTTAATGCTAACATCTGTTGGGACAATGTCTGATTGCTTGTCAATGTTATCAAGAGTTGCGAAACCAGAAACTGTGCGTTTCTCTTTGTCTACTTTTGCAATTGGCATTGACAACTTTATGTTGTTATCTTCTGAGTGCCAAAATGCTTTAGATAAATTAGTCATTCTACCTCTATTATAATTAGTCTTTATAGGTACTTATAACATTATAACAAATTATTGCTGCACTCTTCCTTCACCTTGAGCATTTCGCCCAGTTGCGGTGGAGGTAGAGTCAGAAGCATTATCTGTTCTTTGTTGATCCCTATTACGATTTCCACTTGATTGGGCGACTTGTTCTGCTCTTGCTTGTGCACCAAGAACAATGGGGTCAGAGCCTCCAGATCTAAGGGGATATCCTAATCTTTCACGAACTTCATTTGGGACGACTACCTGCATACGTAGGTATCTCTCATCTATTTGACTTTGAGTTTGCTCGTCTGTTAATGTTAGTTCATTGAATTTAAGGGCAAGCATATCTGTCTTTTCCTTAACAATCTTGTTAATGGTTTTTTCCAGATTTCTTTGTGCTGGTCTTGCTACCTGTTCCTTAAATGTTCTATCTGCCACCAATGCTGATGCTATAGAAACTCCTGCACCGCCACCTACTTTTGAGTAAGGAACTTGATGAGCCATAAGAATGTCATCACGATTTGATCTACGATACTTTTCAAATGATCCGTCTTGAATTCCATTTTCAATTGGTTCTAGTTTAAAGTCTACTTTATTGTCTGGTCCATCTCCAGGAAGTGGTATATAAAGAGTTCTATGATTTTGACCACGTAGCCCAGCCTGCATAAATCTAAAGAATTTATCCTCTGCTTCAGGGCTTAATTTTGCACCCTTTACTAATGCTATGTATCTAGGAACAGCCTTATTTTCAAAGTAATCAACATTGTATTTGCCTGCTAGTTCGTTTCCGACCATAGAGGTTGCTGCTGATACTGTGTCTGGCACTCCGTAATATGAGTTCTTTGGAGAGTACTTCTTGATATGAATTAGTTCATTTGGTCTATTGTCATTTGTTACAGGGTTAATATTTTTTGATTCCTGGAAATTTCTAAAATATACTACCTTTTGATTTACAATTTGAATGTAGCCATCACGCATACGGCGTACACGGATTGTAGTTGCTGGAATGTGTCCAATGTATCCGATGTCTCCGTTGACCTTACGGCCAATTTCAATGTATCCATTTCCAACTGTTTCTACGTCTGTATATACTTTTTCAAGAACGTGTGTAAATGTATCTTCATCGTTAAGGCTTTCTAGCCAGTCTGTCATTTGTGACTTAGTTCTTTGAATTTTTCTTTGTGCTCTCATGAGTTGATCTTCTGATTCTGACTCTTCCAATTTAGCAACTGTCATATCAGTCATTTCAAAACTGTATCCGAGCCCTACTGTGTTGGCTACCTTGGCATTGATTGCTGCGTGGTTAGCATATGAATTTTCATAAAAGTAGGCTAGTTCGTCTAGGTTGTAAGGTGGAAGAACTACGTCAAATAAACCATAGGCCGTAACCATGTCCATTTCTGGAAATAGTTGTTTTGATTTTGTGTCATCTATTCCTTGAAATGCTTTATTAACTGTTCTAGTTATTTTTCTTCTAAAATTTTGATGTAAGCCATCATATGACTTTACAATTTCTCCATCTGTTATAAATGGATCTACCTTGGACTTTTTTTCTACCTTGTCTAAATTATCAATTCTTGCTATTGCTTCGTTATCTTCCATGTTGTCTAAATCCTTTTTCTGCTGCCATCCAGGCACCAATATCTGTTTGGCTTGGGATTAAGCCATTTTTCATTCTATCTATCTGTTCTGCATGCTCTTCATCTGTGACCCTTGTCACACCAGCCATAAACTCTACTTTTCCTGGTGGAGCATTATGATACTCTGCTGCTTTTCTGATCTTAGCCATCTTCTCTATATCAAATTGTCTTCCAGGAATATTCATAATATTTCCTTGACCATCTCCGAAAGGTTTGCCATCAAGGTCACATTTCCATACGTATATGCCCCAGTCGGACTTTTTTTCTACTATACTTACTCTTGGTTTGCCATTATTTTTTAGTTTCTTTGGATTCATGTACACAAGTATACCATATTATACTGCTGTAACTTCTTTTTTAACCCAAGTTGCGTTAGTTATTACATCGAAGCCTTCTGAATTTGTAACTGCAGTTGCAGAATCATCAAATACTTGCTCAGAAAGTCCTAAATAAGTTTTAAAAGTACTATCTCCTGTTTGAGAAACTATGTCTGTGATAGCAATTTCTCCCCATTGTTGCCAAGTTAGTGGGCTTGCTTGCTGTGTTGGATATGACCAGACCCCAGCGTCTAGATCTGTCCACTGTCTACCTGTAGTTAGTTTAGAGAAAAAGTTAACAAACTCTTGTTGGAAGAAGGCTACGTTGTTAGCCAAGAACCCTTCATATATTTCAAATTTACCTGTTTTAGAATTTAAAGTAATATCAGTACTATCTGTAAATGATATTAATATAGATGTCCATTCTAAAGGAACTATCTTCATTTCATCTATAATTCTTCCATTAATAAAGAACTTGGCATTAGTATATAGTTCATTATTTTTATATACTTTTAGGCTACCCCTTTTTCCGTTGAGTTCTGGAACTAAGAATATATCGTAGTAGTCGTTGATTCCAGCATTTGCTTCAGTTGCTATGATGGTTGCAACCTTTTGTGTAGATGAAATAACTGAGTCTTTGTTGTAAAACATCCAGAACTGTAGACCTGTAAGTTTATATTGAGTGGCTTGATGATCGTTGATTGGGAATGATACTCCTCTTAGTTTTTCTGATTCATATGAAAGGACTGATATTCCTGAGTCACCTGTTAGGTATAGGTATGGAGTTGAGTCTCTGTATATTAAGAATGGATTTTTTTCTTTATAGTCATAGTTTAATCCAGATCTAGTAAATGGAATTATTGAATGTCCGCTTCTTGTTCCTATCTTATACTCTGATGTCTCATCAAAAGCAAGGGATGTCAATGACATTCTTTTTATATTAACTGGCTTACTCCTAATACCTCTTACTCTCATTTCCAAATGTATTGTTATATAGTAGTTTTCAAAGTCTATTAATTCTTTAGGTGGATATATGATAGTTCCATCGACTACCTCAAATTTTTTGGTTAGTGTAGAGAATTCTGGTAAAAGGTCTAACACTCTTTCTGAGCCAACCCTTTCGGTTGTTGTATAACTAGAATAAGTTTTTTTGCCTACTAATTCAAAATCTTGAAGAGTTATGTATGATTTCATGCTGAATGCGTCTGCTACTGATGCTGAACTTGTAAATGTTATTGGGCCTGGCACATCAATATTAAACTGTATTAAATCTAAATCATAGTATGGAGATGAGTTTGTATCTTGAACATAGGTTCCAAAATATGAAAGGGGTAATGAATCTTCCCAATATCCAGCACATCCTATATCAAAGAATATTTCCCCATATGAACTAATAGGTAGCAGTGTATAGTTTCCAACATATGTAAATGGATATAGGCCTTCTTGATTTGCTTCGGCCTCTGTAAAGAATATTGTTCCATTTGTATTAGTTAGTTCAGATGTATCTTTTATAGTAAACATCTTATTATTAAAAGTTAAAGATCTTATTTTACCTGTAAAGACTTTATCTTCATACCCGCCTAAATTAAGCGATACGTTTTGAGGATTATTAAAAAAGTTTCCTATTATTGCAAAATTACTTTTTATCATTTCTTCTAGGTCAAGACCTACAAATAGATCTTGGGATGCTGATGCAGAATAGTTTGCTATTTGATAAGTAGATGCAGATGTTTGGAATTCATAATTTAACCCACTTTGACTTAGACATATCTTAAACTTATCAGATGTAAATGAGTTTGTAAACGTCATAATAGGCTCTCTGTTTGAGAATGTTGGCAATGCTGATGGTGCTTCAAATACTCCGAATATTGAGGATACTGGTGTATTAATTGTATTTATAGAATTAAAATATATGCTGCCAAGGACTTGGTCGTATGATCCATTTGGTCTCATTTTTATAAATGTAGGATCTGTTGTTTGAATCTCGTAATTATCACTCAAGAAATTATTTGATATGTTACTATCTATTGCTACTGAAGCAGAGGTATATGAAAACTTTAATTCTGGCAATTCATAATCTGGAAAAG